AATACAACCGCGAAGAACGCGACATCACGTATAACATTTTGGTGACCGATTTGAGCAGCTTCCCCACCCGTTACAACGAGTTCGCCATCACCACGGCGCAAAGCGGCGCATGGGAAAAGGGCGAATACAAATACACGATTTACGCTCAGTCAAGCGCGGTAAACACCGACCCAACATTAGCTAACGAAGCCGTTGAGAGCGGCGTATTGAAGATAAAATGAAAGTAGAATTTCAGCGCATAAATTTTGCCGTTGCACCCCCGCCAAAGTTCAAAGAGGCACGTGGGCAGGAGTGGTACGAATACGGCCAAAAGAACAACTTTCCGGCGGTTATACTTGACCTATACAACAGCAGTTCTTTACACAACGCAATCGTTACCCAAAAGGCGCATTTCATTGCGGGCAAAGAAACGGCTGTGCGTGTGGAAGGTACGGTCGGTGAAAAGGTAGGCGCACAGAAAGCACTTGAATACGCCAATCCTTACGAATCATGGCAGGACATCAAATACAAGGCTTCGCTGGATTTGGAAAACTTCGGCGGCTTTGCGTTTCAGGCCATCTGGAACGCACCAGGAACGCGGGTGCTTTATTGGTATCATCTGCCTTTCGACAAGTGCCGTGTAAATAAGGACGCTTCTAAGGTGTGGTATTCGGATGACTGGAACGACAAGCGCGAAGAGCGTCTGGAATTTCCCGCGTTTGATTTAGAAAAACCAGGCGGAACTCAGGTTCTGTGGTTTAAGCAATACAGGGCAGGCGAAGGCGTTTACCCTTTGCCGGATTGGTATCCTGCACGAACGTATATCGAAATTGACACGAAGATTTCTGATTTCCACTTCAACAACATTTCCAACGGCTTTTCCCTCGGGAAGATCATACAGATTTTCAAAGGCGAACCAACCGAAGATATAAAGGCGGAGTTTGACCGCAAGTTCAAAGCCAACACCACAGGCACAGAAAACGCAAACGGTGTACTGATTTCGTGGATGGAAAAGGGCGAAGACCCGCTTCAGGTTGTGGACTTGATGCCGGGCGACTTCGACAAACAATATCTTCAACTTTCCGAAACCGTACGTGATAACATCTTCTACGCACACCGCGTAACTTCCCCGATGCTGTTTGGTGTTCGTGTTGAGGGCGCATTAGGTGGGCGTAACGAACTGAAAGAAGCATACGAAGTGTTCGACCGTGCATACGTTGCCCCAAAACGAACCCAGATGGACAAAGTGCTAACCACCATGTTTAACGCAACAGGTAAGGAAGGCGAATTGTACACCATCGCTGCCGAACCTGCCGGAGAAGATGCGGTGCAGCTGTTTACCGCTGGCATCATGACGCGGGATGAAGTGCGCGAAAGCCTTGGCCTTAAGACAGAACAACCCGTGGCCATGTCTGCTCAAAACCCTTTCGGATGGAACGACGAAGCAGATAAGGCTGTTTTTCGCAAATACGGACGCAGCGCGGCTGAGTTTGAGGAACTGCCTGAAACCTTCGCTGAACTGACTAACCCTGAACTGCGCCTTGTGGCCGTCATTCGTGATAACCCGAAAGCCACACTTGAAGAACTTGCAAAGGGCGCACGGCTGACCACTACCGAAGCAGCGAACATCCTCAAAACCATGCAGGCTAACAAGCTGATTGAATGGACCAACACGGAAATCAAAATAACAGACAGCGGGGCGCGTTCAATTTCAGACAGCGGCGGCCTTGACACGGAAATTTTCGTCCTGTACAAATACGGCAAAAACCCCGACGTGGGCGGGCCGTTGTTGCTCGATACTTCACGGGAATTTTGCAAGTTTCTTGTGGAAGAAAACAAGTTGTATTCACGCGAAGAAATCGACGCAATGAGCAGGGAATTAGGCTACAACGTATGGCAGCGGCGCGGCGGATGGCGCACCATTGCAGGCACTAATACCCACGTCCCGCAATGCAGGCATATTTGGGAATCTAAACTTTACAGGAGGACAATTCGATGAGTTTTAAGTACTTTATAGATACGGTGTACATCAAGGAAAACACACCTATTCAGGACAACCTTGACCCGAAACTCATTCAGATGTCCTTGCAGGAAGCGCAGGAAGTGACGTTGCGTGACACCATCGGCAGCGACCTGTATAACGAGATTTACAGCCAATTTCCGAGCAGCCTGAGTGCGGACAATACCACGCTCCTAAACGACTACATTAAACCGGTACTTAAGTATTCCGTGCTTTACGAAGCAGTCCTGCCACTAACCTACAAGTTCATGAATAAATCAATCATGAAGCGCGATGGCGAAAACATGACATCCATCAGCATGGAGGAAATGGTGAAGATTGAACAGCGTTACGCGCAGAAACGTGACCACTTCATAGAGCGCATGAACAAATATCTTTGTACTTACCCCGAAAAGTACCCCAAGTGGCAAAATCCTGACCCAGATGCAATCGACAAACCCAATAAATTCGGTCAAAACCTCGGCTTCTATTTTGAAAAGTAAGGCGTGGCGCAAAAAGAACGAGGAGAAACTAAGGAAATTTTTAGATGACGCTAAATCAAATCATAGCAGCAATCAGGCGGGCAGGTGAGAATCACAAAATGATTCGCTCCGTTGCGTTTGGCCCGGAATATGACCTTGTAGCGGACGGCGGTAAGGAGAACTACCCCCTGTTGTTTGTCATCCCCGACACCACCACCATGCTGTTTGATATGTCCACAGCGGATAAGGAAAAAACTTATTCGTTTGTGATGTCCGTCATGGACAGGCAATTCGAAGACAGCACGAATCAGATGGAGGTCCTGAGCGATACGCTACAAATTTTGGAAGACATCATCAGTTCGCTGCAATACATCTACCGTGATAGCCGCGTAAACTTCGCGGTAAACGACGATGCGCTGCCGTTCTTCGATGCGCATGGCGATGTTGTGGCAGGGTACACGATACGCATGGAGGTTGGCGTGCCAGCAAACAGGGATTTTTGCAGCGTTCCTTCCAACGACTTCGCTTTCCCAAACATTGACCAAGACATTTTAATTATTGACGGTGGCTACTACAATTCCACCTACTCACTCACTATTGATGGAGGCGTTTCATGAGCAATTATATCACTATAAAATTAAGGCGCGGTACACAAGCGCAATGGACAGCCACGAACCCTGTACTTGCAGAGGGCGAATTTGGCGCGGAAACCGATACCAGAAAATTCAAAATTGGCAATGGTATAACCGCGTGGAACAGCCTTCAATACTGGGGCGGTAGCGGTGGCGGGGCTGCTGATTTTACTGATTTGGGCGATGTTCCACCAAGCTACACAGGGCAAGGGGGGAAGTTCGTCAAGGTAAAAACCGATGAAACCGGATTAGAGTTTGGCACGCTGACCATCGCAGCAGCGGATTTGCCGTCTGGCATTGACGCGGCGAAAATTGCAAACGGCACGGTAAGCAATACAGAGTTTCAGTATCTAAACGGCGTTACTGCGCCAATTCAGAACGCACTTGATTTCCTCAGCGCAAACAAAGTTCCTTACTCCGGTGCGTCAGGCGATGTCAATTTAGGCGAATATGCCATTAAAGCCGGGCAAATTGACTTAGATACATCGCCAACGGGAACGGCAACCGTAGGAACTACGCGATGGAACGACACTATTGGAAGCAGCGAAACCACTCTTAAAGGCGGTAACGTTATTCTCAAGAATGGCGTGGACTTGGTGGCAAGAGTTGTCAATAAAGTAAGCCCAAACACTACCCTAACCAAGGCAGCATATCAAGCGGTGAGGGTGAGTGGTGCGCAAGGTCAGAGGTTAGCAATAGCACTTGCTCAGGCCAATAATGACAACAACAGCGCGGATACTCTTGGTCTGGTAATTGAAACCATTGCAGCCAATCAGGAGGGATTTATAATGACCGTTGGTCAACTTGAAGGCATCAACACAACAGGTTCATTACAAAGCGAAACTTGGGCCGATGGCGATATACTGTATTTATCACCTACCACAGCGGGCCGAATCACAAATGTAAAACCAACAGCTCCGAACCATATAGTTATCATTGGATATGTTGAGTACGCTCACGCAAACAATGGTAAGCTATATGTTAAGGTGATGAACGGATGGGAATTGGGCGAGCTGCACGATGTGGACACCACCGAAAGCAAGGCAACCCCAGTGGATGCAGACGCGCTTCTATTGCAGGACAGCGCGGATAGTTCCATATGGAAACGACTTACCTGGGCGAACCTTAAGGCAACTGCGAAGACCTACTTTGACACCGTCTATGCCGCCATAGTGCATACCCATGTAATTTCAGATGTGACTAACCTCCAGACCACGCTGGACGGCAAGGTTGATGAAAACGCGGCAATCACTCCGGCAACAAAGACTAAAATCACCTATGACGCAAAAGGGCTGGTAACGGCCGGC